ATTCAAGAGGAGGTCGCTTCTTCTTCTTCCACTTCCAATGAGAGCTACCCTCCCATTCGCCTACATCTCCTAAATCTATATAGAGATCAGGTTTTACAATTTCAATAGACTGACATAAAACATTTATAGCAGCTTTGTCTGCTAATGGGAAATGCTTATCGGGAGTTACTACTGCCCTTCTTACTGGAGTCTTTTTTACCTTTGACATAAACCTTCCTTGCTTTGTTATACTGAACATACGCTATGGAAATGGCTGTTATTGTACTACATAATAATATAAAAAATCTAAATAATGGTGACAATGCTTCTGACAAGGAGACTATATACCCCATTATTGAAACACCTATCCCTGGAACAGGGTGATTGTTTAAAACTAATTTAATCGAATCCAATTTTTTTATTCGCCTCTATAAAATGTTCAGTTGTTCCTCTTCCGAGGTTAGTATTATATACCCTTTTCCAATATTCTGCCTGACCTTCTAAATCATCCCAGGGAGGTATAGGGTCTTTATCTCTACGATAGTGGAGCCTACATAGTGCTGCTTGGACTCCTATATTAGACATGACGGATACTACAATATCATCACCTTTAAATTCCATTCCCAAACCTTCTAACGCCCTTCTATAGGGGGCTCTGTAAACAATATAATTTCTCATCATGTCATACATAGTGGCAGGTTCGATCTGAAAGAATCCAATAGCAGGATTCCCTTCTCCATACCCCTTCAATGCTCTATAGCCTGATTCAGCCATACCTGTGCGAACCACTAGAGCAAGAGCATCATCACTATAAGAGTCTACCTTATAGAGTGCATACTCTGCTATTGCTTTAATCTCTTGAATCATAGAGGGAATTTAACTCTAATATAGGGAAGAAAAAAAGAGGAATTAATCCTCTTCTTCCTTGCGAAATATCTTATCGTAATTCTTTTTATATTGTTCGTCTATAAGATCGACTCGTAACCAATCGCCTTTACCAGCACCGGTAAGATCGCCTTTCTTGCGAATAACTCTTCTCTTAGACATAATTCCAATTTTCTTTAAAATTTTCTATCTCTTTTTTTGTATAAAAATGTTTTGAATAATTCAGGTTGTAATTTTTTTCAATAAAATATAATGGAAATTTCATACTTTTAATTTCTTTATACTTATTAATAAAATCATTTCCAACATTTCTCTTTTCATATACTCCGAAAGAACTCATTTTAACACCCTTAATTCCAAGAAAAGACATCATAGCCTTTTCAATTTTTTTCTCTGCATCTTCCAACCTAAGCAAGAGTATTTTATTACCTTCTATATTATAGATTTTATATCCTTCTTTATGTGGAAAAGAATCCTTATATATATTAAATCCTAATATTCCAAATAATTCTTCTTCAAACCATTTATCTGCATAATTAATGTCATAGCGATTTATAAAATCTTTTTGTATTTCTTTTACAGACATATATTCAGGTCTCTTAGAAGTCCATCTTCTAATCCTTTGAAAGAAAGCCGATAAATTTCTAGCCATTGCATTTCTTACTAAAACAACGATATTATAGTTGCTTTCTTTATTTTTAAGACTTTTTAAAATTTTTGCATTTGGTGTAGGAAACTCAGCTTTAGGCTCAACGCTAGTTATCCAATGCAGATGCTCTGTTTTATAATTTCTTTCTTCCAATGAAAACTTAATACTTTGAGAGCCTACTTTCCCCATCTGATATATCAGAATGGGATTAGAATTATCCACTACTTCTTTTTACTTGATTTTTTAGTAGCCTTTTTAGCAACCTTTGGCTCAACATAAGGAGATAAATTCCTTCTACCTTGAACCTGAGTCCATCTACCTGAAGAAATCAAGGCATCGATAGTCTTTGTATCATTTGCTTTATACTGTCTAATATTATTGTTTAAATCTTTTAACCAAATAAAACTCATAATTTCTCCTTGAAAATAAGGGGTGAGTTTCCCCACCCCTTATAATTATCCAACTATTCTATTTATGGATTAGTTAAATTTAATCCCATTGTATGTCCTGATTCATCTATGAGTTTAGAACCATATATCATATCAGCAACTACTTTAGTTCCTAAATATTCAACATCATATTGTGCTTGAACTCTAATGTCTTGCTGTGCAGCAAAAACACAAGCTTCTGGTGGATAGACAGCACCTACAACAGTTCCATCTGCTGTAGCAGAAGCTATAGAACGACCATGAAAAACATTCATTCCATAAACTAAGCCAACAGCACCTGTTCTGAGCTCTGTACCATCACCACCTGCATCTTTTCTTATAAAATAAGAAGCTACACCTGACGAAGGATTCATAAAATCAGCTAAACATTGATTATTTAAAACCATTGAGCAAGTATTAGGATCAATATCTTGACCATATAAACTTGAAAGTACAGCTTCCAATGTATCTGCATTAAATGAATTATCTGCATTTACATCTACTGTTGTTTGAAAGCCATCAAGTTCTGCCCATAAATCATCTTCAACCTTTCTTGCCATTGATTCTCCAAACATTCTTGTATATTTAGAAATTAATTCAAAATTTGATTGAATTAATGCTATATCTTCAAAAATGTTAGCAAGATATTTATGTTTATCAATAGACAAATCAACTTTTCCCTCTGTGCCTGCTGCTGAAAAAGTTACTGCTGTAGAGGCACTTTTGTCATTTGTCCCATCCATTTGAATCTTTGGTATATGAACAGTATCACCAGAACTTTTTACCAATGCTGAATAATCTTCTACAGAACCTCTTAACTTTAAACTAGCTTCAAAGTATTTGTAGATAGGTTCAGCCCACAATTCAGGTATAAAATTAGCACCTGTAGTTGTATCTAAATAAGCCATTTTTAAACTCCTTAAATTTTATCCTCTATCAACTGCCTATAAAGACCTTCAAGTAGGATTTATAATTTTCTATTTTTAGCAATGTCAGTCAAATACGCCTCATAATTCTCTCTACCTTCCTTGCCCTTTAAGCTTGTCCAATCTTTATTAATGTCGTTACCAACATTTCTTGATTTACCCGGAGCATGTTTAGGAGCTTCCGAAGAACTATCTTCAGAAGGAAGCATATTGGTAATATATTCTAGCGTCTCTAACTTTTCACCTGCCATTTTATCTCTATCAGCCTTTGGAAGCTTTGAAAGATACTTTTCACGCTGAGCCGTTTCATGAGCCTCCCACCTTTCCTTATAGGGAAGAGTAGAATCTAATTTCTTTTGAAGTTCTTCAGATAATTCCTGAAACCGTTCTTGTTCCTTCATCTGCTTTACTTTATTAGTCTCTTGAGCTGTCGTGAACTCTGTTACTTTCGTTTCTGCATCCTGCGACCTTTTACGAAGCTTCTTTGAATTATTAACTTCATCAAGGTACAAGGCTTTATAATCTACATTAGAATCGGACTGACTCTCCTGTTGAGGCTTCTGCCCCGTCGCTTGATCTGTAGTGGTTACTTCTGTTTCCATTATAAATCTCCTATTAATTAGTGGGAAATCTACTAATATTTACTATTGCTAGCAAAGAATTTTTAGGCTACTGCCATAAAAATCCAATTCTTATTTTCTGCATATTTATACATCTCTTGATACAATTCATCAGATATCTCTACTGTTTCGCCATAATTGCTAAAATCATCTGATGGCAATTCAGGCATATCAGGTTGGATAAGGCTGTATAAAAAATCAATATCGTTCTTTGCCTGCTCTATCTCTAATTGTAAGTCTTTTATCTTCTCGCTATCTTTATTTTTAGCTTTCATTGATAGCTTTTGTAATTTTATTGTTAATTTCTTTAATAATTTTATTAAGGAATAGCTCATACTGTGTGCCTCCTTCTCTATATGTTTTGGGTATGCCGTACCATTTTCTTGGGCGAACATCCTTCCCAGGAAGAAAGCCCCCCGTGGTAAATCCTTCATTTTGGAGAGTCATATATTCTTCTGTAGGAGATTTAAGTTTAACTTGAACATTTCCAGACTCTACTAGATCGGGTGAATTTAGAAAATCTAATAGCCCTCCACTCTCCCTTAGGGGAGATGTGCCAGTATTATTTTTAAGTGTTTTGCGAATATTTATTGTAGACTTTTCCAGACCCTTAAAGGTTTTTCCATTAATATCATAACCACCTAAAACGCCATCAATAAGCCTATCTTGAATCTTTTCACCATAATCTTTGGTTCTTTCTCTAAAGAAATCATTATCTATATCTGAAAAGGATTTACTAAGGTTGTTTAATGCTTTGATAACTCTTCTAATTGCCACGGGGACTACCTATAGCTTCAAGAATTTCATTCATTTTAAGCTCAATAATCTCAAGCTTTTCTTCTAACACGGAAAACTTCTCACCAATTTGGTAGTAGTCTATCTGGAGATTTGCTACTGCACTTCTAAGTTCGTCTATTTCCAACATCGTCATCATTCTCGCTTTCCTCTCCATCATTAGTTTGCAACTGTGGAGGAACAAAAGTAGTGAGCTGTGTCACATTTTTTTCAAGGTTTTCTTCAATTTTCCTTTCAGCTTCTTCCAAGGTAATGTCTTTATTATTGCGTACCATGATCTCTGCAAGCGTCGTTTGACCATTCTTTAAATCCCAATCATCTCTGAGGACTTTCTCAGATTCTGATTTCGGGTAGTCTGGTTCAAGAAAATCAATTCCAAATTTATTGGGTAGCTTAGTACCATGAGGTGCTCCAATAAGTTGTTCAATTTCATAAAAATCATTTTCATATTGCCTCCACAATTCTATATCATCTTTAAAATCTTCAAAAGATTCCAAGTCTTTAATTTGAAGTGCTACTCCCGAAGGAGTTTCCCCACCATCCTGTGCAAATTGTACAAACATGTGGTTAGATTGGGCTAATAACTCTATTTGAAATTTAATAGAGTCAATTACTGCCTGTAGATTCCCCCCAGGAGATGCAATCCCAAAATTAGCACCTTCAGGAAGAGAAATAATCATATCACTACCTGCTCTTGCAGTCATGTCAGCTTCAGGAACGCCTGTAGCCCAAGGCTGTCCAAACATTTGATATCTCAATCCTAATTGCATTTCAGTAAGGGTAATATTTACATGAGTATTACAATTAATAATATCACTAGCACCATCTACAAAGAAAGAATCAATCTGATGCTCACGATGGGTAAAAACAACTGGCAATTTGCCAAGATTGTGAATTTCTTCCTTGAGAATATTCCCATCTTTATCATATTCAATATAATATTCATCATCAATGTATACAAATGCCTCCTCTCCACTTCCATAAGAAGGATCATCTACAGGACTCATAAGAGGGTAGGATATTGCAATGGGATTGAAAGGGTCTGCAGGGTCAAAGTGAGGAATAAAGAAATAAATTGGATGATAACAAAATTTATCCTCTTCATAGGTAACTTGAGTGGCAACAGTTCCTAATAACCTTGTCATTCTTTCAATATGCTTAAAAGAAACATCTTTTTTTCTTGTATAATTAGTATATTTCTTATTTACATTCCTAACTGCCCCAAGGGTATAAATCTTTGACATCTTATTGATGAACTTTTTAGTAATATTCATCTCATATACCGGAACTTCTTGAAAGGGAATGGCATCAAAGTAAGGTTTAATGTATTGATGTATTGATGTGCCTGTATAGAAATTTAAATAAGTTTCTATTTCTTTTCTCTTAGCACTAAGCCGTTGCAACTTAGTATCTTGGATGGATTGTCTGATTAAATCTTTAGCGTATTGTGCCATTTATTGCCCTCTTTTTTTCTATCTACGAATTGTATGCCTTGCTGTTTGATTGGAAAGCGATTTAGGAGAAAATATCTCAGCATATCGCAACCATGATCGTGAAAGCCATCTTTAACAGGAATCTCTTTTAAGTCCTTACCTTCTTTATGTTCAGGATAGCGATAATTCTCCAAATCCTCTGCTAATCCCATACAATTCTTATTTAAATGTAGCCTGCGTAAGCCTTCAGCATTCTCAATGAAGCTTCTAACATGAGAAATACCTGCTTCTAATTTACGACTAATTTTATCACGAACAAAGCGAACATTCATTCCATTTCTACGAAATTTTTCAATATCACCCATACCAGAAGAGGATTGGACTGCACTACCTGCAGGGTCTCCAAAGGAGGCTATCACTTTGTATTTAGCATGTTTATTTTTACATACATTGATAAGATCGTCAGTTGTTACTCTTTCTTGATGTATAAACTCATCAATAACATTGATATGCTCTATTCCGTCTATAGTGTAGACCTGAAACCAGGCAGCAGCCGGCATTCTAAAGCCAAAATCAATACAAGCGTAAGTAGGGAGGTTTGGTTGATAGGGGAAATTCCCTAAATCTTTCGTTCTATCAAATGGATAAACACGACCAGCAAAAGAAGTAAACATTGCACCATATTCCTGCTCGAAAACCTCTTGAGCCATGTTTCTTTTAGCCTCGATAAGGTCAGCATCCTCTAATCCCTCAGGATAAGCATACTGATTCTCCCAAGACGGACTGTTAAAGGATGCCCATTCCTCGTCTTTTTTACCGAGAAGGAATTTATCATATACCCAGTTATACCCTTCAGGGGTAGTTATGAATAATGCTTTTCCTTTTCTATCTGAAAGAGTAGGGCGTAAATACATGTCCCAAACAGTAGCTTTCTGCTTGGCAGCTTCATCGAGAACGAGGTAGTCAAGCCCCTCACCGACCAGCGAGGGAGGATTATCTGCTGATTTC